AATTTAAACAGAAAGGGAGACATATTTAAAGATGATGATGGGATAACAGGAGTTCCTGAATTTCTTACACTCATTAAGAAAGAAAAGTTCGGGCCTACGGCCCTCAAATGGGTTGCCCTAGTCTACGACTATGAAAGCCCATATAGGCATTATAGTGAAAATGAGAGAGTTAAGGCTGTTTCTAAAGATCTGTATGACACCTATAATTGGAAGGGAGTTAAAGATGCTACATTAAAAGCAGCTTGTGATAAGTATAGTGAATTACAATTTGATCCATTAGATGAACAGCTTATAGCTTTTAATAAAAAGATTAATCAGTTTACCTCTCTTATTGATAGTATGCATCTTGACGAGGAGAATGCAGAACTATTACAAAAGCTAATGATAGGAGTGGAAAAGATACTTAAAACAAGACAAGCTCTTTTAGATGCGATTGATAGACGTGGAGAAAGACAAAAGATTGCTGGTGATAAAGGATTGTCATTTTTAGAAAGAAGAAAAGAAATTAAAGAAATGTAATGGCAAAAAAAGAAAAGAAAAATAAATATGACTTACAATATCTTTATAATTCCTATAAGAAATACTATAAAAGATCAGATTTAGATAAAGCTAATAAGTACAGTGAGATGTCCATGCAATTACATGGTGTAGATTTGAGAGATAGGTATCATGCAAAGTTAGCAAAAAAAGAAGAGAATGCTGGTATGTTTGGTTTAGGGAAAACAAAAAAATTAAAGTATGGGTAAAATTAAATTTGATCCTCAAAGATATCGCCCAATTCCTAATAGTGGACATCCAGATTTAAATCCAGACTCTGTTGCTTATCAAGAATATTGGGCTAAAGAAACTGATAGATGTTTAAATGGTTTTAAACCTAAAGGTATGAAAAAGATATCTGGTAAATACTATTTTTATCTTAATTACTATATGATTCTTGGTAATGATGGAACAGCAGGAAATCGTAAGACTTTAATACACCCTTGGTATAGAAGTATGGATCATGAATATTTTGATACAATAGAATTATGTAAAGAAGAGGGAAAGGGAATGATTGTTATTAAAGCCAGAGATAAAGGATTCTCTTATATGAATTCTGGTGCAGTTGCTCATGAATATACATTCTTTCCTTTTAATGATGTGGGTGTAGCGGCAGGATTACAAGCAACGGCTGATGCATTCTTTGATAAAACCAGAAAAGGTCTTAATGGGATACATCCTAACTTTAAACATTCTGTACTTAAAGACACTGATGGTATAATGCGATCAGGATATAAGCAAAAAAATAAAGATGGTAAGTGGGAGATAGGGGGGTATCAATCTACTATAATTTGTAGAACGATGGATAATCCAGAGGTGTTTAAAGGAGAAAGAGTTTCTCTTATGATATTTGAAGAGGCTGGGGAATTTAAGAAACTTAAGAATGCATATATGTCATCTAAAGCTTGTTTCATGGATGGTGATATTCAGTTTGGAGTTCCTATTGTTGGAGGTACAGGAGGGGACATATCTAAGGCATCTAAAGATTTTATGGATATGTATTATAGTCATGATGCTTATAATTTGATACCTGTATTTATTCCAGCGTCAAAAGCATATTATGGTTTCTTTGATATACAATCTGGAAAAGAAGACGAGAAAGGAGCAAGAGAAAAACTTATAACAGATAGAGAAGATATTCAAAAGTCTGGAGACAATGAAGCGTATAATTTACATATACAAAATTATCCCTTAACTATAGAAGAGGCATTTCTTAATACACATTCAGCAAGATTTGATATTGCGCTTTTAAATGCACAAAGATCTAGAATATTGTCTAGTAAGGATAATAGAAGTCAAATACAAAAAGGATACTTAGATTGGCAATTAGGAGAGGGAGATCCTACAGTAACATGGAGACCAAATCCTAATGGCCCTTATAAAATATTAAAGCATCCTGAGCCAGAATATAAGCATTTAGACATTGGTGGTATTGATTCTTATGACCAAGATCAAGCTGGAGCGTCAGATTCTTTGGGTAGTGCAATAATTTATCGTAGATTTGCAAATACTAATATGTCAAGCGATTACGTGGTTGCTGAGTATACAGACAGACCTAAGAAAAAGGAAGATTTTTGGGATGGATGTTTAAAACTTGCAGTATACTATAACGCAAAGATGTTAGTGGAGTATACTAAAATAGGTATTTTAGATTACTTTAAACGTATGAATGCATTAAAGTATTTAAAAGAAAAGCCAGAGTCTGCACATAACCCTGGCACAAAAACTAGAAATAGGTATGGTGTGCATATGAATAAACAGGTAAAGGCTTTATTAGAAGATTTGATAGATGACTACCTAAGAGAAAGCGCTCAAGATATATGGTTTATAGACTTAATAGATGAGCTTGCTAATTATGGATTACAAAATACTGACCGTGCTATGGCATTTGGACTTTGTTTAATTCATAATATAGATAATTATAGAATGCAAGCTAGCGCAAGAGAAGATGAGGCAAAAGATATAGGATTTAAATATTATAAAATGGGATACAACGGAGTTCCCTTGCAAATAAATTAAAATTATGGAAAATAGATATAAATCAATGCCTTCAATGGTGGTTGCTGAAAAAGAAAAAACTAAAGACTGGTGCAGACAAGTATTAAATGCTATAACAAGCTATATGGGTGCAGAAGGTGGATCTTATCATTCTTCAAGAGTGAAGGATATTAGAAACTATCAAATCTATAATGGCGTATTAAGTCAAGGCGATTATTCTTATATAACAGAACAATATGGATTAACTTATCCAGCAAGGCTTGTAAACTATCCTATTATATCCCCTAAAATTGATTTATTACTTGGTGAAGAATTAAGAAGACCTATTGATATGAAGGTAACTACAGTTAATAAAGCTGCGGTTATTAGAAAGCATGATCACAAAGTAGGTTTAATAATGAGAGAGCTTTTGGGAGAATTTCATGCTGAAATGCAAGAGGAGATGAATATTGATGTTTTAGCAGAGGGACAAGGAATGCCTATTCCTGAAGATATTGAAACTTATATGAAATATAACTATCGTGAAATGATAGAGGAAACAGCTCAAGATGGATTAGAGTATATAACAAATAGATACAATATTAAAGATGTATTTAAAGAAGGGTTTAGAGATTTACTTGTAACTGGTAAAGAATTTTATAAGATTAATATACAGAATGGAGATCCTTATGCAAGAAGAGTGGATCCTAGAAATATAGTATTTGATGATTCATTTCATTCAGACTATTTAGATGATGCTGGATGGGTGGGAGAAGAAAGATGGTTATCTATTAATGAGATTAATGATGAGTATAAGGATGGTTTATCCACAGATGATTTATTAGAATTAGATAAAATGAGAAATCTTTATTTAGGTGGAGATTTGGCAAACTATAACAGCAGTTTTGAATGGGTGGATGTTGCGCATGGTAGAGAAGCTAGAATCCGAGTGGTAAGTGCAGAGTGGAAATCTTTAAGAGCTATTAAGTTTAAATTATCTGATAATAAATACGATCCTTCTAGACCATTTAGAAAGATGGTGAAAGATACATATAGAAAAAGAAAGGGAGAAAAGTTAGAAACTAAATGGGTGGATGATGTTTGGGAATCCACTTTAATTGGTGGTAAGATATTAGTTAATGCAAGAAGAAGAGACAATCAGGTAAGAAGTGTTGATGATCCAGGGAAAACGCCATTATCTTATGTTGGATGTGTAAAGGGTAATACAACTGGATCCAGCACTTCCTTAGTAGATTTACTTGATAATATTCAAATGCTTTATAATATTGTTGTTTATCAAATAGAACTTGCTATGGCTCGTTCAGGTGGTAAAGCAGTTGTATATGATGTATCTCAATTACCTACTAATGTTGGTATGGATATTCAACAGGTATTATATCACTTAAAGACAGATGGTATTATTCCTATTAACTCTAAAGACGAGGGTAATCAAATGAGTAGTTTTAATCAATTTCAACAAGTTGATTTTACCTTATCTCAATCTGTTCAGCAATTAATTAATCTTAAAGTAATGCTTGAAGAAATGGCTGGGCAAATTTCTGGTGTTTCTAGACAAAGAGAGGGTGCTGTAGAACAATATGAGTATGTTGGTAATGTTCAAAGAAGTGTTGTACAATCTTCAACCATCACTGAAAGTTGGTTCTATTCTCATGGAGAATGTAAACAAAGAGTGTTAGAGAGATTGTGTAATTTAATGAAAGTTTCTTGGGCTGGAGGTAAAAAAGCTGGAATGATATTAGGAGATGGTGCTTATAAATTCTTAAATGTAATGCCAGATATTGCTTTGCAAGATTTTGGTATATATGTAGGAGATAGTGGTAAAGATGATTCTATGAAGCAAGTTGTACAACAATTAGCACAAGCTGCATTGCAAGCTGGTACTATTGACATGTTAGGTGTTATTAAAGTATTAAGATCTGACACAATGACTGAAGCTGAAAAAGTTTTAGAACAAGCTATGACTGAGATGCAAAAACAACAACAACAAACTATGGAAGAGCAAATGCAAGCTCAACAAGCAGCAGCTGAAATAGAAAAAGCTAAGTTT